GATAGTAATAGTTGGCCGTTGCAAGGTTGCCCTGACTGAGAATTGCGGAAGCCGTGCCGAGGTCCGTCTTGAAATTGGCGAGCGAGGCAACCGTGCCGCCCGCTGTCTCGTACAGCGTGCCGCCGAAGACGCCGCCATAGCTGCCCGACGTCTGCCAGACACCCGCCACGCGCGTCTTGATGAGAAAGGGGGCCGAAGTCGTGTCGACCCATATGTCGCCGTTAGTCGGCGATGCCGGGGCTGACGCGCTATAGGTTAGCGTGTTCTTGGTCGCGCCCGCCTGAATGGTGGCGTCTGTAGCCGCTGGCGCCTGCCCCGTGATCGCGGCTGCCGTGTTTGCGCTGGTGATATCCGCGCCCGGCACGGCGTCCAGACCGGGGCTCCATGGCGAGGCGGCGGTCTGCGTCGCGTCAGCCCGACGCAGCAGGGGCAAGCATGCAGTCCCGACCGGGCTGGTGACGGATGCCCCCGAGAGGTTGCCGAAACGCATGCTCATACGAGCTAGCGCCGTGTTTGCGGGCGCCGTGACGAAGCCTGCAATGCGAGCGAAGGTTGAGAGGTCGCCGTTGCCAAGCAGGCCGGTCATGGCGTTGCTGCCGATAAAGGACGAGCTTAGGTACGTATTCGAGGCGTTATACCAGTCAACGTAAAGTTGTCCGGTGCTCCATCCAGAGGCGGCCGCGCCAAAATAGGCAGAGGCCTCGATGCGGTCGCCCGAGACGCATGGCACAGAATTGCCGAGCATGGCCGACAGTTGCGCGGTTCCGTTGTTCGGCACAGATGCCGCGCCGGTGATGCGTGCCTTACGCAGCTGGCTTTCGGCGAGATAAGCGACGGTCGGCGTGTTGAGGAAGCCCGACAGGCTCCAGTGCAGCGACGGCGTGCGAAATCCGGCGTCGATGATGCTGTTCGCGCCCATAGCAACTAGCGCGTTCTGGATCGGCTCGGTCCCGCCCAGCGCCGAGAGGTTTGTCGGCCGTGACGTTACGCCAGTCCACGGCACAGCCGTCGCCGTCCCGACCGAATAGCCCGCGCCGGTGGTCACGGCGTAGTCGGTCGACCATGCCGACGACAGGCCGACGGTCAGGTATCGCGCGCGAACCATGTGCGCCACGGCGTCGGCAATGCCGTTCTGGATGATCACCACGCCGTCAGCGTCAGGTATGCCGACAGTCTCGGTCGCGACCTTCAGGCCGTCGCTGGTGCGATAGACCTCGATGAACATGTGACGGACGCGCGGGTCCGTGGGGTTCGTAAAGGTGATCTTGATCGCAGGCGTCGAGGATGCGGCGCCCGCAATCGGGTTGCTCGTGACCGTGAGCGATGGCGCGGTGACGTCTGACAGCGTGTCGGTCGAGGCGATGGGCGTGGGCGGGCCGTCCTGCGCGGTCGTTTCGTCCCATGCGCTATCGGCCGGGTCCACCTCTTGCGAGACGATGGTCACGGTCCATGTCGTGGTGTCCAGCGCGCGTTCGATCACTTCGAATGTCTTGCCGCCGCCGCCCCATTTCGGGCCCGTGCGGATGAACCAGTCGCCCCGCTCAAGCTCGACCGCCTTCAGCGGATAGACGCCGCGCAGCATGGCCTGGCGACGCTCTGCCCGCGCCCGCAGGGTGGCAAGGCGCTGGGCGCGCTCGACGTCGGTTTCAAATTCAAGGTCGAGGGTGAAGATCTTCGGCTCGCCGCCGTCTTCCGTCTCCCAAGTCGCATCCGTGACGCGGGGATAATCAACGGGCTGATAAAGCTGCGCCGGGTCCTGAAAGCGCCCCTCGATGGCGCCCACCAGTTCGGCCCATGACCGTTTCGGCGTGTAGACCTCGCCGACGCCCGCGATCATGTCAGCGTCGTCGATGGTCATCACAGGCGTTCGGCTCTCGATGCCGATGACGCCGAAGCGCCCGCCGAAGTCTGCCGGCCGCGCCGCCATGGCAACGCACAGCTTTGCGATGATGCTCGAATAATCTTCGTTAGCGAACATGAAGCCGTTCGCGCGGTAACGCTTCTGGGTTCCGCCCGCCTTCAGGTCGACGTCTTCATCGCAGATGGCGGCTTGTGCGGCAAAGCGATCATACGGCACTTCGTCAGCCGAGAGGCCGATGCCGAACGTCTTCACGCCGCCGATATAGCGGCCGAGCATGTAGTGGTCGAGCGCGACCATGGGGTTGTCGGAAAGCTCCCACGTCGCCGGGTTGTCGATCCGGTGCGAGCCCGAGCCGCCTGCGGTCGTGTCCTTGCGGCGGTCGTAAAGCTTCGCGCCCTCCATCTCGAACGACAGCTGGGGGGGCGAGCGCATGTTGTCGCTGTCCCACTGGCATTCGACGACCACGTAAGCACAGCCGGTCATCTTGTAGGCCGACGTCCAGCCCTGCCCCAGCGCGACAAGCGTGGCGTCGGCGGTCTGTCCAACGCGACCGTCATAGTAGGTCAGCCAGAGGCGGTCGCCGCCCGACCTGAAGTCGGGGATGGTCGTGCGGACGCCATGCACGAGCGGCGTGCCCCACACCTCGCGCCCGCCTGCGAAAACGCGCGTCACCTGACCGCACGGCCCTTCGGACAGATAGGTCGGCATATACAGCTTCGTGTTGTTGCTGCCGGCCAGATACCAGTCCACCAGCACGCCGCCGACCATGCGCTTGCCGATGACAAGCTGACGCGGCGCCGCGCTGTTCAGCTGCAGGTCGATCAGCTGGCCCTGCGCCTTCTCTTTCGAGTTGTTCTTAACGACGGCATTCGCGCCGGCGATCACCGCGACCTGAACGGCTGCGCTGACCACGGCTGCAGTCGTGCCTGTGAGGCCGAGCCAGCTGACTACGGCTGCTGCTGCTGCTTCAGGCATTAGCCGACCCTCCACGCGCGCAAGGCGGCCGAAACAGGGGTGTGAGTCAGGCCGCGCGCTGCGGGGCCTACAGCCGTCCGTCCGTCCACGATGGCGAGGAAGGGGCCGAGCTCGCCCTTGATCATCACCACGTCGCCGCGCTGGGCTTCTGTCGGGTCGATCTCGGGCAGGTAGCGGCTCGCCAGGTCGCCGACATTGTGACAGCCGAGCGAGACGAGCACGCGCCGCGCGCCGTTCTCGGTGTCATAGGTTCCGCGCAGGTCGGCCGCGAAGTCTTCGCCGATCACCACCGCGACACAGTCCGCAGCGAAAAGCGCGCAGTCATGCGAGCCCCATGCGTGCGGCTTCGCCATGGCGGCAGTGGTGACCGCCGCCAACGCCTGCTCCCAGCCTTTTGCGCGCATGTTAATCCACCCGCCCCATGCCGCGACCTGCCGTGCTGTTGCCGTCAAGACCTTCCGGCCCCGGACGATAGCCGGGGATGGACGACCAAGACGTCCCGAACGGCACGTCCTGAAATGGCTTGGTCGCGATGTTGCGGAAGCTGGCGTCGCTGGCGTCACGCAACCGCTGGTCGCGATCCGTCACGGTGGTCATGTTGCGCGCCCGCGCGCGAAAGGTTCCACTCTCGCACGACAGGGTGACGCGGGAGGGGCCTTCATCGCCCTCGGGCGCTTCAAGCGTGTCCATGAAGCCGCGCCAGTCCATCACCACGCCGACGGCCGTCACGAAGTTTGACGTCGGCACAAGCAGCAGCTGACGCAGGCGCACCTTCCGCTGATGCCACTGGCGATCAAGCAGGCGGCCGATGAAGCTGGCGTCGTCCAGCTGCGTCGCGCCGTCAAACCAGACCGTGAGCGGTTCGGCGACAAGATCGGCGCCCGCCCTGATCTCGCCGGAAATGCCCCAGCGGTCGCCCAGCGCCTCATAGGCGTTGCCGTCATAGGTGATCGCCTCGGTCTTGTCCCAGCCGCGCAGGGTGGCGGGTGAGCCGCCTGCGGAATAGCAGAACAGCTCGAGCAGCCATGCGGTCGCCACCTCGCGCGCCGCGAGGGCGTTGCGAGTGGCTGTGTCGAGGGGGAGTGGCATTAGACGCGGATGACCTGACGTGCTTGAAATTCGAGGGAGCGAAGCCGCGAAGACGGCTCCGAGATTGACGGCTCGGAAACCAGCTGGAACTCGCCCAGCGCCTTCAACAGGCGCACGTTGGGCGTGCCGTGCGGGGTCTGCGGATAGGGCCAGACGCTGACCGTCGCCGCGCCTGCGCTGGGTGTGGCGGTGGCGGTCGCCATGCCCACCCAGTAGCCGCCGGCGAGGGTCGAAAAGCCCAGCATGTCGCCGGGGCTGATCACGTTGGACCCCAGCCCGGTCAGCGGCACAGTCGCGTTCACAATGCTGATGCCTGCCCCGCCGATGCCGAGGCCGGTGTTAGTGATCGCGGGGTTAAGCAGGGTCGCCGGGCGATCCGTGCGCCAGGCCGTGAAGCTGACGCGCGAGCGCTTGCGCCGGGCGATCCATGCGGTCAGGGCGCGGAAGCCGGCGTCGTCGAGGTTTTCATAGCGGGCCGTCATCACCCAATAGGGCCGACCGCTGGTCACGACCGACCCGCCGTTTTCGCGCGTCTCGGCGTCGCTCTGCCGCTCCATCAGGGACCACGAACAGTCTTTCAGGCAGTCTGTGAGGAAGTTTTCACCAGCTGACATGTCAGTACGCCCCGCGTTTCTGGCGGTCCTGAACCCGCGCGTCGATCATCTGCGGCAGGCGCCGGCCGAAGGCGTCCAGAGCGCTGCGCAGCTGGTCCACCTCGGACGGGCCGACGTTGCCGTTAATGTTGATCACCGCGCCGCCGACGGCGATGGGCGGCATGGAGCGCAGGGATTGCCCCGCCATGGCGCCACCGGCGCGGTTAGGAACGATGAAGCCGTCAGTGTTGGGCACGAACCACTCGGAACCCTGCTCGCCGACACGATACTTGCGACCGGCCGACACGGGGCCGCCGCTGGCGCGCCCGCCTGCGGGTGAACCGCCGAGCGATCCGCCGACCATGTTGAAGAAACCGCCCCAGCCCTTGCCGGCGCCGCCCCAGTCGACTTGCGAGAGGGCTTCAAACAGGACGTCGATGGCAGAGCTAAGCGCCTCGCGCAGGCTGTCGGTCAGGATCTGGCGCAGGCTGTCGCCCCAGTCGCCCGTTTCGACGGCCTGCATCAGGCCCTGCTTCGTGGCGTCGGCGACGCGCTGTTCGTAGGTCGCCCACGCCTGCTCGGCCGCGCCGATGTTAATGGGGTCGGGCGCCGCCTCCATTCCAGCCTCAGGGATGAAGTCAGCAAGCGCGCTAGGCATGTCTTTCAGTTCAGCCGCCGCTGCAAAGCCAGCAATCAGGCTGCGGTCTGCTTCCGAGAGGATCTTGCCTTGAAGGTTGGCGACCGTCTGCAGCACGGTCGAGACGTCGCCGGTCGCGTCGAGATATTCGAGCATTGCGAGAACAGCCGCCCGGCTCGCGCCCTTGGCGCCCTCGCCCTCGGCCTTGCGAATGTCCGCAAGGTTCCGCTCCAGCTGCTCTAGGTCAGTGTAATAGCCGGTCAGTTCCTGAATGGTCTTTTTTGTCGCGGTTGTCGCAGCCGGGGCCAATTCGGTCGGCTTGAACGCCCCGGCAGACACGCCAAGCAACGCCTGAGTGCGCTTCTCGCCCTCGGCGAGCAGCTTCTTCATGTCGTCAATCTCTTTACGCTTCGCGGCGAGTTCGGCCGGGGTGAAGCGGGGCGCTTCAAACGACATGCCGCGCTCGACGAAGACCGTCTGCATCGGGTTCGCCATGTCCTTTTCAAGGTCGGCGATTGCGTTGATCAGCTGGAAATTCTTTTCCCACTGCTGATCGATGGCCAGCTGCTTTTGCGCGACGCCGGTCTTCTTCATGTTCTCGGCGAGCAGGGCAAATTTGGCGGCCGTCTTGTCGGCCTCGGTGCCCATGCCCTCCAGCGCCTTCGTGGCCGCCTCGAGGTTTGCCGCCGCGATGATATCGTCGGTGCGCTTGATCTGGTCGGCGACGCCCTTGGCCGCGTCCGCTGCCTTCTGGGCAGCGCTGCGCGTGTCATCCATCGACTTCGTCAGTTCCTGCAGCACGGCGACCGCAGCAAACAGGGCCATGCCCCACGGCCCGCCGAGGAACGCCATGACCGACTTGAAGCCTATGGCGGCCGTCGTCGCGGTCCTGATGGTGACCGCCAGCGCGCCGAGCGCCTTCACAAGCTGGATCACCGCGCCGATGGCGAAGCCCGTGCCGATGGAAATGGCTGCAGCCATGACCGCCCGCGCGAGCGTGTCGAAGTTGTTCGCGACGATGTTGATCCACTGGGCAAGCTGACCGCTCGCGCCCGCGCCTTGGTCGGCAAGGCCGACGAACCGGGTCAACGCCGTCTCGATGTTTGTCAGCGCCTGGTGGACCGTGAGGGCCTTCTTGGCGAAGTCGTGCTCGATGCTCTGCCCGGCGTTCGCCATCGCCTTCAGGATGACGTCGAGGGTAAGCTTGCCCTCTTCGCCCATCTGCTTCAGCGCGCCCGTGGTGACGCCAAGCCCCTCGGCAAGGTACGCCGCGAAGGCCGAGTTGCCCTGAATGACGGAGCGAAGCTCTTGGCCGGCCAGCACGCCGGCCGCCATGGCCTGCGAGAACTGCTGCGTCGAGGATGCGGCTTCCTGTGCGGACGACGCCGAAATGATCAGCGTCTTGGACCACTTGTCCACAAGGTCGCGGGTCGCCTCGTCCGACAGGTCTTTCCGCGACTGACGCAGGCGCGTGTAAAGGTCGA